TCTAACGAGAGTGTGGTATAGACGATCTGTGTGGTTGGATCTAGTGATGTCAGTCGTTCCGAGATCCCAGAGGATGTTTTGAGCCAGACTTCTGTCTGCATCTAATTGCCCCTCATACTCTAAGTGTGTGCCTTTAGCCCACTTTGACTGGCTCTGCATATCGAGCTCATCACCTGTGTTGAGAACTAAGTCGAACTTCTCGCGCTTTACTAACTTGATAAGATTCTTAACTGCTTGCTCATGATGATAGGGGATCTGTAGATCCGAGATCACCAAGTATCTGCGTTTAGTCATCGTCCTCATCTTCGTAATCGCCGAACTTCTCTGGTTCGACTGGATCAGGCAAGATCCAACGCGGATAGGACATAGGCTCAACAATGATTGCTAAGGCTAAATCGACATCAAAGCCCGCTCTGCGTAAAGCTCTATACATCTCCTGCAAGCTAATAGCCCAAGCATCTAACTCGTTATATGTATCGAGATCGATAACCTTTTTTCTTGCCATGGCAAAATTATCGCTCTAGGAGGATGTTATAGATCTCATCGACACGCGCATGCAGTCGCTTGATTTCTGCCAGTAAGTGAGTAATGACAAAACCCGAAAGACCACCAAGAGCCACGATGGTTGCGATATAGAGTTGAAAGAAATCTGATTGTGTCACTTTTTAGGGCTCGCGTATCCGAATACACCAGATAGCACAGCCCAAAGGATTGCGCGGTAGTCAAGGTCAAAGTTGCTAGAAGCCCAAGCAGCTAGGAATGCTCCAGCAGCAAGGATTACAGGGTTCTTCATATTCTTCATCATTCTCCGCCTAACATAGATACTTGATAAAAAGCCCCATCATTGTCAGCTTCTTTCTTAAAGCTAATATGGCAGTGCTTAGTGTGTTTGTTAGCCCCTGTGTACTTTCTCCAACGCCAGTTAAGGACTTTGGAGCAGATCCGTCCATCAAAAATGATGTAACTAATACGCTTCTCTGATTTAGACTTGCAAGCGACACGAAGCTGATCTGCAAGATCTGGCATGATGTCTGGTTTCGATCCCTTAAAGAGATCACGATCGATATCGATGGCACGAACCCAACCATTAGCATCAGGGTTATGATCTGATACACGATGAGCGTGTCGGGTATCACCGATCCAACCATCCGATGCGCGGTCACGATCTGGGAACGAATCATCGATCTGCTCTCTTAACTGGGAAGCAGCTTTAGAAAGTTTTACCTTCACTTATAATCCGAGTGCCTTTAGATCTTCTGTAGTTAATCCGAGTGCCGCTAATTTAGCCTGTGCTGTTTCTTTTGCAGTTAAAGCAGCGGAATCTTGATCGGCTTTCCATGCATCGTATTGTGCAAAGCCAGCCTCAAACTGTGCCTTTGTGATTGGCTCGCACTCTAGAAATTGGATTCCTTCGTAGTCATCGCCAACAGCATAGTATCCACCATTAGGAATTAAAAAGCCTAAGACTTGTGATGTCGTTGCCATTATGCACCTATCTCTAAAAGAATGATTGAAGATGTTTGACCGCTAAAGTTGGAAATGATTTGCATTGCATTAGCAGTCGCAAAAGGTCGAGCCTGAACAAAGTAAGTAGTTGCTGATGTAGTAGCTGGATTATCTAATACTGAAAAGTTATGATTGAGTCTTAATTGAGTTGTAGCTGCACCAGGAACATAGTAACCCATGTTATCTGTCGTATTAACTCCACCTGCAATAGTCGTTGAACCTCTTACAAGTTGGATTCCATTAGCAGTTTCAACGCTGTTCACACTTGCTTGGAAGGCTTGATAAGTCAGGACAAGAATCTTGCTTGTGCTTAGAGTTGGCGTGATTGTTGCAGTTAAGCCAGTTGTCGTGTAAGCAGCCGTAGCATGTGTAACAGCCGATGATGTTGTAGCGCTCACTACCTGCAAAACCTTGCCACCCCCACCAGTAGCAGGTGTGACCCACTTAAAGTCCATGTCTGTATTGCTGTTCTTCGCAAGAACTTGATTGCTTGTGCCACCTTTAAGATCAAGCAGTGAAGCATCGATCGCATCGCCTAGCGTCTCAATGGCTACTGCGCCATCCTTGACTAGGTCAGTACTGGTTGGTACTGCCCAACCAAAATTAGGGGTTGTTGTTGCCATTAGGTTAGAGCTCCGATCGCTTTAGACCACTGTAGTGTACCATTTACGCCACTCCAGATGGTGTTAGTTGGAAGTACTGTTGCCCATGTTGGAGCAATAAGAGAGAAGTCTGTTGGTGAGACATAGATAGTCATGTCCACAAAGGTTGGAGTGGCTCTCATAGAGATGCCCTCTACAAAGCCTGAGAAGTACCCCTCGAACATGTTGAAGGGTAGGTTGGTAATAACTACTGGCTCACCAAAAAAGAGGTTGATAAGGTCATCTAACTGTGCAGATGGCATTGTTGGATTATCAAGTCTAAAAGTAATCTGGTCAAGCTGTGTTCTAGGCGTTGAGCGTAGGGCTAGATCACGCTCTACAATGTCCTCAATGTCTGCTAGATAGCGAATGTTGGAGTCGAATGTTCTTTGATAGCGTCCATAAGTGGTGATTGATGCATCGTCTGTGGCTGAATAGGTGCTGCCGTAATCATTGCCATAACGAACAATCTCGCTATTACGAATCTTGCCAATCTGTAGGATTGACTTGACGCTGGCTGGAGATGCGTAATTGCCGTCTAATTGGGTTGAGCCATTAGCTGCTAGATAATTGCTTCTGTGATCCGCGTCTGCATAGGCTATGCGCCCCTGCTTGTCCTCGTAGAGCGTACCAAGTGCGCTGTCTGCTATCTGCTGGACTAAGGTCTGTGTGTTGCGATCTGCTGCGCTGAGGTTATCCATCTGATAAAGCCCAGCATCGATCTCACCCAATCCGACATTCTCAGCATTAGCCCATGTGGTAGTTGGATCATAGGTTGCCCATGTCAGGGTAGGTGCTACCTCAATCCACTCATTGACTAATAAGTCTGAAAGGATGATACGAATCTGCTCGCCATCTAAGTCATGAGCTACAGAATCGGTATAGATGGCTTTAGGCAGTTTAGCCAATGCGCCCACTGCGAGGATTGTGCCAATGGTTACAAAGCCTGTTTCCTCTGGGCTTCTGACGGATGTCGTAAAGTCTGACACTGTGCCACCGAATACAGGCACATATGTGCCACCGCTATCTTTAAGCTCTAAAGTCAAAGAATCTGTAACATCGATGTCAAAGAGAGCATTGGTTGAATTGACAATATCCATCCGAGCATAACCTGCTTGGCATTGGCGATCGATATCGATGCGACCAGTAGTGACATTAACAGCGGTTACATTGGTATAGACAGTAGTGCCTACAGTAATACGCCATTCTGGAAGCCATGTCATACTGCAAGAAGTCCTGTTGCGCTTGTGCCACGCTGGTAAGACTGACGGACAACATCTTCTACAGCTCTAGCAATAGCCTCTGGATCACCGATACCAGCCTGAATTGTAATGTTGTAAGCATTAGCAGCTTGTGCTGCATAGCGTGAACCACTAACAGCACCTGCTACACCCGCTCCACCTGAAAGACCTTGAAGAAGGGATGATCGAGCAATTTGTTCTAGATCAATGGTAGAAGCCATCTGACTTGCAGCCGATGCATTCTCCATGTCCAACAGATCAGCAAAAGCATTAGCGCGAGCCGATGCAGCTTCTGCATATTCAAGAATGGCGTCAATAGATCCACCCGCTGTTGATATTGGCGAAATGTAATCTCCTGCTGGGATTCCAGAGCCTAGAGATGCGCTTGTTGGAATTGCTGCTTTAGCCTGGGCATTAGCCTGAGAAAGCAGTTTTAACATCTCTGCAATCTTGGCTAGAGCAGAATCAAGGTTTGTTAAATCAATAAGATCTTTAGGCTTTAGGCTGTCAAGGATTGACTTGATATCTGCAAGCTTTACATTCTGTCCTGTAAGTGCGCCAAGAATCTTCATATCTTCATTGAGTTTCTTTGTTGCTGCAACGATGGCTGCTTCATCCTTAGAAGCAATAGCATCTTCTAGGGCAAGGATTGAACGCTTAACATTAAGGCGTGCTGTGTCATTAGCAATCTGGAGAATCTGAGATTGGCTGGTTGCTTTCCCTAATTGCTCAGCCTGAGATGTGAGAGCTGCTGCAATCTGGATCTTGTCCATATCAAAGATTTCATTACCCTTGTTAAGAGCAAGACTAGCTTTATCGATTGCTGCTTGTAGTCGCTTATCCTTAAGAATCTTTGCCTGATTAGCGGCTTGAACCCCTGTAAGTCTAGCCAATGCAGCTGCATTCTTTTTAGCAATTGCATCTGCACGCTGAGTATCCTGTGAGGATACAGTCATCGAGATGTTGCCAAAGCCCTTGCCATCACCGAATAAACCGCCAGATGGAGCAAAAAAACTAGGATTCTTAAAGATGTCCTTAGTAATCTGGATGAACTTTCCAGTCTCGCGCAAGAAGCCAGCTATTGATTCAGCTGCTCGATCGATCTTACTAATTAAATCATCAATCGAAGATGAGTTAGATGCAGTCACAAAAGCATCAACTAGACCCTTGCCAATAGTTTCCTTGGCGTTATTTCCTGCAACACTTAATCTAGCCAATGAACCTGCATAGGTATCAGCTGCTTCTGTAGCCTGACCTGCAAAGAGTGTTGATAGGCGCGCTTGGATCTCCTCGAATGATGAGGATGTGAGCTCTGCCTTTGTAAGTCCTACACCCAAGCGACCTAATGCTTGAGTCTGTCCTAGGTATGCCTTCTGCAAGCTTTGAGAAACTTGGGTGAGTGACTTGCCAGTTCCAGCAGCGATGTCAAGTGCAAGTCCTAGCAATTCCTGAGACTTAGTAACATCGCCTGTGGCACGCAATAAGCGATCCATGGCTGGACGAAGCTCATCATCAAGTACGCCTGTCTGCAATTCTAGGCGAGAAATAAAGCCATTAACTGTGGCTGCGTTTGAGCCGTAAGCAAGTCCTAGATTTTTAAGAGTCTGACCTAATGCTCTGGCTGCTTTGTCATCTTCTGCAAAAGCCTTAACAGATGCTTTACCAAAAGAGATAATTGCAGCTGTACCAAGTGCCAAGCCAAGATTTCGAGTAAGGCTCTTAGTGCTTTTGTTTAGTTTAGTAATCGCTGTATCGGCTTGCTTAAAACCTTTGCCATCGAGTTTCGAGCCAATGTTAATATCTATAGCCATTAGGCAGCCTTACTAAAGGTAGTAGTTTTAGATCTGTCATAAAACTTGCGCTCTGCTTTGTCAATCGCTTTGATTGCTGCGCCATAAGCCTTGCCCTGATCTTGCGCCCATGCTTTAAGAATCAAGCGTCCTCGACCTTTTAAGCTGCTAGTCAATGGTGGAAGATTCTCAATGAACTTAGTTCCAGCATTAGGGTTATTAGATCGGCTTACTTTCTTAGAAGTGCCACCTGCTTTAGGGCCGACCCAAGGTTGCCCTTGTCCATTATTGGCTCTACCTGCTGTTTCATAGATAGCACCGGCAACAGACTTATTAAAGATTGTGGCATTAGAAGTAAAGCCAGACTTAGTAGTTCTGCCTTGCTTGGTAGTAAAGCCAATGCCAGAACGAATAGTACTAGCGTTATAGATAGGAAACTTAGCCTCGGAAAATGAGCGACCAGCCCAACCAGACATAGGAGAATCAGAAGGCACAAAACCCTTAGCCTTTTTAGCAATTGGAGCTAATGCGATTCTGAGTTCTTTGTTTAATTCTTTGTTTAGATCTGGAGCGAACTGGCGGATAGCCTTGCGAGTTTGCTTAACGCCTTCTACTCTTACTCGCATCGCTCACCTCTTTCGCTTCATCCTTGAGCCCTTGCACTAATGCATCGAGCATAGTCTTGTCTAGATCTAATAACTGCTGTGGCGAGATCCCTAACCTAATGCTCAAGCGAGCGATTAAGTAGGTGAATGGGAGATCTCGCTTTAAGCTAAAGGGTCTGAGTCTAAAACCTCAACACTCTTAAGTGTCTCGATAAACTCAATCCCAAAAGGCTTAACAGATTCACCTGATCTGCGTGTGACTTCCCATGCTAACCAATAGACATCCGATTGCTTTTCCTCATCGCGGAAAGCCTTGTGGAAACCCTTTTTAGCGTATTGCTCGAACGAGTACTCCACTGCTGGAGTGATCTCGCCTTCTAATACGCTTCCATCTTGTCGAACTATCTTTAGTTTTGCCATGGTTTGCCCCTTTTTTAGTTTCTTAGAATGTGCCTGTTGTTGTTACTGCAACAGTTGAGTTAGCAGTAAATGTAATTGACTGTGTGCCAATATCACCAACTGCGCCATTGATGTCAGTAGTGTTATTTACTAGCAATGATACAGTATAGAGAGGATTAGTAGCCGAAACTGCTGTTCCCTTTGTCTGTAGGAATACAGCTGTGACTGTAGTTCCCCAGGCTGCTTGTAGTGTTGCCAATACATTTGCAGATGCTGTGTCATTTAGGAAGTCGATTGTCACTGTTGATGACTCTAGACCTTTTACGAACTTGTGTGAGGAATCCAAACTGTTACCACTCTTTCGAGCGAGTAAGTCATTTCTGCTTACTTCTGCATCTTTACCATTGATGCAGTTCAGACTATATCTTCATCCTATTTCTAGGAGCTGCGCGTGTAGTCGTTACGGACTCTCTGCTTTCGCAGGTTGCCTCGGTATTAACTCTTTATATTTGGGAGCCTTCACCGATATAGCGCAGTAATTTTCATCGCTGCTTACGCTGCGAGTGGGCAATCCTGTCTACCCATAGCGGTTACCTCAAGTTCATCAAACACGCGGTTAATTGTAACCGCTGTGACATGGTCGCTTAGATCAACGGAATTGATCTTCACGCCCACATTGTTATTTAGAAATACAGCCATGAGATTATTCCTCGTCTTTCTTTGTAGGTGATGGCTTTGCTGCTGTTGGTGCTACCTGTCCGATCTTGATCAGAAAGGCTTCGTTTTCTTTTTCCCAATCGGACATGATTTAACTCCAACTCGTTAGGATTGATACTGACATCTCGCAGCTGAGTAGGTCACCCGAAGCAGCGTTGAGAATACTTGGTGCGCTTATTGCGCTTACATTATAGGTCAAAGATGATGCAGCGAGCTTTGCGAACACGCCACAGACTGTGTCCTCGATGCCGTTAAGGTTTCCCTCATTGTCAAAAAGTGGCACTGTCATGATGATCTTGAAGTTAGCCATTGGGCTAATTGTGATGTGTTGGTTATTGCTTGGTGTCAGATAAGGATCATCTGGAGACACGATTACAGAGTTAGCAAGGACTGTGCTTGGTGGAAAGGCAAAAGTCTGCCACTTAGCGTTATCGACTAGGGCGGTTGCTAATGTAGTTCTAAGAGTAGTGATGGCAACAGGCATTATCCCACCATCGAATTAGGGCTTAGCGCATGTGCAATCAATCCTCGCACCTTAGCGAGAAGCTGTGCGCTCATTCGGTAAGGGCTTGGCTGGAAATCGACAGCGTTACTGCCTGAAAGGGTGGCTGTACGCGCTTGCCAGATCTCAACAGATATCATTAAAGCTGCTTGCTGAACCGCTGTGTCGGTTGAATAATCTGTTGGTAATGCTGCAACAGTACCGAATGGCTGGATGGCATGAATGCCTTGATCTGCTCCAGTAGCAGCATATGAAAGTGAATTAGCACCAATGGCAGTAATTGTCTTAGTGCCGTTATAAGGGCTTCCGTTCTTTGTGATCGTAATGCTCTGACCAACATAGAACATCTTGGAAATGCTTGAATCAAAGTAAAGAGTTGCCACATTGTCTGTAAGGCTTTGATGGGTATTGTAGATCTCGTTCTGCCAAAGCATAGGCAGAAGGACTACATCCGTACTGTCACAGACTTCTTGAAGGGTTGCGTCTGGATACAAAGTACCGACTCCGAGTGTTGCGCGGAGTTCTGCGACTGTTGTAAGTGCCATGTGCAATCCTTTCTAAAG